ATTTATTAGGGGTTGCTACATCAGTAGAACCTAAAGCCTCAAAATCAGCAAAATCTAACTTAGGCCCAGAAGCAGGACGTCTACGAGCCACTGCTCTTTAACTTTCTATTTTCTCTAGCAACATTAATAGACACTACATTAGATGGCATATTTATACTAAATTGTTTTAAGTGCTCAGAACGATCTCCACTGCGTTGTGAACGCACAGCAGGATGCATCTCATCATAAGCTTTACCTGGAATAGGAATCCAGTGTGATTTAGGGTCAGTTAAACCAATAGCGTCAGAAACTTTCTTTACGCCACCTTTTACTTTTTCCCACTTATCGTCAGCCATTTACAGGCTCCTTAGTAATTAGCTCCCATTTGATTGTTCTCAACATCTGCAACAGACATTGGAGAACGACGTACTTTAGCGGAGTCGTTGGACAGTGGGTTTACTTTTACAGTTGCTTCTTGTTCAATGAAGTCATAGTTCCAGTATGGGTTTAGACCGCTGCGGTTAGCACGCATGATGTCATCACCGGTAGAAGGATCGGCAACAGTTGTGTTTGGACGTACCTTACGGTATTTGCCGTCAGTTGCTCCCTCGTTCATAGAAGTATTGAGTGAACGTGATTCGTTAGTTGCCATTATTTATCCTTTTCTAGATCTCTCGTTTACCTGGTCTATAAGTACCTTTACGTACTACTTTTACAGAAGCCATTGGTTCGCGGTAATCATTAGCTGTATCTTTACCTGTATTAGTCCAAGGATCAGCTTTGTCTGCGGCATTCTTTTTTTGAGCAGAGCCAACAGCAGTTGCTAGAAGCTTAAGGCCGTCAGGTGATTTAAAGCCTTTACGAACTTTTTCACGACGAGGTACAAAACTCATTTCTTACCCGCTTTCTTTTTCTTCTTAGCTTCTTTTTCCTTTTCAACATCCGCTTTGGTCTTTACCTTTAGGGGTACGACCTTGTACTTAGCGTCCTTGCCGTCTGGAGTCTTGATAGCCATATTCTTAGTATCTACCTTTTTCTATGTATTGTCAGCCTGTTTGTTGTTTACGAACCCTAGGTCTGATGACCTTCTTGGTTCTAGCAACATATTTTTTAGTGTTTCTACGACGAGCAACAGCCTGTTCTGAGCCTGGATTAAGGCTGGTGGACTGTTTGGTTGCCCATTTTCCAGCAGACTTGCGGTCCCACGACTCTACCGATTTAAAGGAAGCCCTACGCTTGGTAGCGCTTACTGTAGTAACTTTAGTTACTCTTGGTTTAGGTGCTCCAGAAGCAGTAACGCTACGACGAGGAGGCTTTCCACCTGAATTAGCGGCCACTCATAGCTCCTTTCATATGCTTTCCATAAAGATTGTTTCTACAAGTAGGGCACATTTTTCCATCAGTGTACATAGCTTCAACTGGGGTCATAAATAGGCCACACTTGGGACACTCCACACTACCATCATAGATAGTTTCAGTGCTGTATTCCTCAATCATTACAACCACACTTTCCATCTGTAGATCTAAGGGTAGAACAATCTCTGCAAATTCCAGAAAGTTTAGGAGAACGATTAGCAGCTACTGCTGCAGCTCGGTCTTCTCCGTGAGACCAACCAGAGTTTACAAAACAATCTTTACAATGATACCTTGAATTTGTCATAACTCCGGTGTATTCAGGATCTCCCTTTTTTACACCTTTCCATTTTTTTACAAACTCATCGCTCATTGTCCGTTACCATACTGACTCTGATACGTTTCGGCTAGTTCCCTGATATGAGGTTGGGGACTGTGAGTAATCAGTTCTTGTTGGTTCAAACTGAGCATCAACATCCATTACATCCATGATGCCAATAGCACGTGTACGGTAACCGTAACGTGGTGGAAACAGCTGTATCTGAGGCAGGGGTGGTCGAACAATATCTTGAACCATCTGCTTTGGAAGAGTTACTGAACGAACAGCCCTAGTCAACAAAGCTTCTTGTGTATCTTTAAATGGCCCCATGTAATCGTAACGGATCCCCGGATCCTCAGAAGTTATGGGACGACCTTTACTATGATCATAAACAGAGTCTTGTGTATACATTATTGATACCTAGGCTTCAAGTGTTGGAAGTGAGATGCTGTTCTTGGATGAAATTCTGCAGGAACATTTGCAGAAACATTTGCTTTACCATCATTAACAAGATGAGGAGCTGGGGCTAGATTTTGATTAGGCGCATGTCTACGAACATACATAAGCAAACTACCCTCATCAGCATCAAGTTTGGGAGCTACTTTTAATCTACGATCTGGCTTTAAACCATCTGGCCATGCATACTCACCTGGATCAATTCGTTCACCTTTATGAACACCGCGTTGGTATCCACGTTGGTTCTGGCGTGCCTTAAGAGAATCTAAAACTGTATCTGAAGTTGCGTAAGGCTTGCCTTTATCGTCACGACGAGAACGAATTGTTCCTAGGTAACCGTCTGGGTATTCTGCTTCAGGTGTTCTTCCCACGCCCATACGCAAAAAGTCCATGGAGCTTCGGGGTACAACAGGCGTGCCTCCACCACCTGTGGTGGTGTAAGCGCCAATGTAACCACTGGCTCCAAGGTATTGCCAATTTTGATGTGAGGAAGGCATACCTAGAGTTTACTTCTTTTTAGCGGTTGAGGCTTTCTTATCAGCTGTTTTTTTATTTGAAGCGTCAATAACAGCGTTAAGTTGCTTTGTTACTTCTGGCAAAGCCATGGTAATTAGACCAAAAGCTGGGTCTTTAGGGTTAACTGCTCGAAGGGCTACCGGCAATACTGCGGCTAGTCCAGCTGCGATTAGTCCCTTTGGGTCTGTATTTCCAGTTGCCCATAATGCAGTAACTGCTGCAATAAATGAGCGAGCCCATGATGCAGCCATTGCGGTTAATTTTGGATTAAGTTTCATTTACTACTCCTTATTTTTTTTCTATGAGCAGTGTGTACAGCTCATCAACTCTTGCTTCTAAACGATTAACAGAATCTTTTAAACTACTGCCGCCATTGGGTTTAAGTTCGTTAAGATAATGTTTAACCATCCAGCGAACCATTATAGCAACTGAACCGACTAAAGACGTAATTGTTAGGGCAAAAGCTGCCCAGTCTTGTGGTGACATTAATTCTCCCAAAGAAACTAGATCGTGAGAGAACTATGATACACAAGTTACACCTAGTCATGTTAAAGTATGAACATAGTTAAGAAGGAGAAAAAATAAACCTACTGCACATATTCGCAGCAATAATTCTTACACTATTCCTCTTTATTTTGGGTCAAAACTCAGCTAATGCAACAGAATCAACGGAAACTACCGTTGTAGTTAGTCCTGCCTCCACATCAACTTCGAGTTCACCCGATCCAAGTCCGACTCCAGAGCCAACACCCGAGCCGACTTCCACTTCAACTCCGACTCCAACTCCAGAACCTTCTGCGACTCCAACTCCAGAGCCAACACCCGCTCCTTCAGAGGCCTCAACATCACCTTCACCAACACAAAGTCCAGAGCCAACCCCAAGCCCAACCCCATCAGAAACCACAACACCTGCTCCATCAGTAACCTCCGTTCAAGAAAAAATTCAAGAGGCAACTGTAGCACTATCTACTGCCGTAACGACAGCCAGTTCAGAACAACAATCTGCGGCTGCGGCTCCAGTAGCAACAGCTCAAGCAGATATTGCTGCTGCAACAACTGCTGTAGAAACAGCGGTGGTTGCAGTTGCTGCAGTAGAAACTCAGACAGCAGTGGTAGCTGATAAAACAGAAGTAGTTGCTGTTGCCACTACCGAGGTTTCTGCAGCAACTACAGCCGTAGTAGCTCAAACAGCAGTAGTAGCCACAGAAACTACTGAGTTAACTGCTCTTCAAAATACCCCAGCAGAATCTAAAACCTATACTACTGAAGGCTATGTAGCCCCAGAGCCAGTAGTAACGCCAAACGTTACTACGACCACCCTTCCAGTTATGTACGACGGATCAACTAAAATTCAAACCCCGTTCGATATTAAAATGGGAGATACCGTATACAACGGCCAAGGTGCAGATAGTCAGATTTACGTGACTTCAAAGGCAACTATTACCTTTGGTACTGGCGACCATATTTGGTGGGATTTCCCTAATGGACCAAGCATCTCAGTATTTGCCAGCGACTATATGAATGCTGGTGAAGGCACATCTACTGTAGTAACCACCACAGAAACAACTTTAGAAGTTGATTGGAACCTAAAGAAGTTTGGTGACAACAACAGCCCTATAACCAACGTTAATTGGAAAATGACAGTAAACCCTACAACTGGTGAATGGACTGGTGTGGGAACGGTTGCTGGAAATACCACTGATCTTTGGTATCCACAACGTACTGGTGTTCGTGAGGCCGCAGGTCAGCCTGTACAAACAATGACCAATGTAACTAATGAAACTTTAACTGCTCAAATTGAAACTCAAACAGCAGTGGTTGCTACTGAAACTGCAGTATTAACAACTCTTACAGAAGCGAAATCAACAGCAGAGACAACACTTGCAACAGCTCAGACCACACTAACAACAGAGACTCAAACATTGGCAACCCTCCAATCAACGGCTAATACAGCAGTCACTACAGCAAATCAATTAGCAGATACTGCAACTGCTAGCGTAGCAGCAGCGGTTACAGTTCTTCAAACTCCGATTCAACCAGCACCTCAACCACAACCAGAGCCGTTGCCACAACCAGAGCCACAGCCCCAACCAGAACCCCAACCACAACCCGAGCCTTCACCTGAACCTACTCCTCTTCCTCAACCTGAACCAGAGCCTCAACCTGAGCCGCAGCCAAACCCAGAACCCGAACCTGTTCCTGAGCCAGAGCCAGAACCTGTTCCTGAGCAGCCTGTAGAGCCTGAACAACCTGCTGAACCTGAGACACCTACTGAGCCCTCCACAGAAGAGCCAGAGCAACCCATAGAGCCCCAACCAGAACCGGTAGAGCCCGAAGAGCCACCCGTAGAACCTGAGGCGCCTGTTGAGGAAGTTGATACACCCGAGGAATCAACACCAGAACCAGAGTCACCAGAGCCAGAGCCAGAAAATCCGTCCACAGAACCATTAGAACCTCCTATTGAAGAATCAGAGCCTACCACACCCGAAGAAGAAGTTGCATCTGCTGTTGAAGATGCACAAGCCGACGGTGTTATAACTGAAGCAGAAAAAGAAGTTATTGCTGAAGCTCTTATTGAAGCAGCTGATGGAGAAGCGGTGACCGCAGAGGCTATTGCTGAAGCGGGGCTTGAGTATAAGGACCTTCCACCAGATACTCCTGTAGAGGTTAGGCAGGATGAAAACGGAAATGAAGTTATCATTACAGCAGACGTTGCTGCAGCCCTCGTGCTACTAGAGAACCCTGCAGAATTAATTGGCGCAATATTTAGTGACCCTGGTCAAGCCCTCCAAGCACTCGGAAGTATCGGTGCTGATATGTCCCCCGAAGAACGTGAAGAAGCAACAGAAATGGTAGTAGCCGCTGTTGTTGCAGCAGGTGCTGCAATTAATGCGGTAGCAGCCGCAGGAGGAACCACAACTGGTGGTTCAACCGGTGGAGGTAGTTCTGGTGGCGGAGGTCCATCAGGAGATTCTAAAGGCGTTAGGAGACGTAAACCTTGAAGATTATTAAAGACATGATTGACCAACTATGGACATTGTTAGGCATGTTTATTGCCTGGGTTGTTCTTGACGGATCTGCAAAGACTGTCGTTGGATACGCAATTATTGGAACTTTATTTGCCTGGGCCGTTACCTATCCCCTTCGTAACCCTAAGGATGAGGAATAATGAAATCAATCGGAAACATTTTACTGAGAATCGTTGCAACATTTGCTGCTAGCGGCCTATCAGTCATTGGTGCTGGTGCTATTGCCGGCATTTCAACAGTTAAAGCAGTAACAGTTGCGGGCCTTACAGCCGTTGCAGTTGTTGTAGAAAAACTTGCCCGTGGATTTATGAACGATGGAAAGCTAGACATTAACGAGATTAATTCAGCTTTTGCAGCTGTAGATGTACAGTCTAAGACTGCAGCAGACCTAAAGGTTGAAGCAGTTCAATCCGGTCAAGACATTGTAATTTCAGCTGATAAAAAGCCAGACGGTGAGGTTCCAGCAGAACAGCCAATTGATGAAGATTGGGATAAGAGATAATGGCAGATCAAGGTACAGCAGCTCGTCTTATCGAAGTTGCTATCGCAGAATTAGGAACTATTGAAGGTCCTAAAGACAACGAGACAAAGTATGGTGCTTACACAAAGGCTAACTTTCAGCCATGGTGTGGATCATTTGTAAACTGGTGCGCTAACGAAGCCGGTGTAAAAGTACCTAATACTGTTTACACACCTAGTGGAGCAGCAGCATTTAAGAAGAAGAACGCATGGATCGACGGAGATCTAGCGGACCCAGAACCAGGAGATATCGCCTATTTTGATTTCCCATCAGATGGCGTCGATAGAATCAGTCACGTTGGTATTGTTATCAAGGACAACGGTGATGGAACTGTTTGGTGCATTGAAGGAAACACAAGCCCAGACGATAAAGGATCACAGCGTAATGGTGGTCAGGTATCTAAGAAGCTTCGTGCGTATAAGAAGAATCCTAAAAAGGTTCAGATTTCTATTGTAGGGTTTGGCCGCCCTAAGTTTGGCGGAGCTCCTGCAGCACCTGTAGCTACTAACTGTTCTTGCTGCGGTAAATAATTAAATAAAAACCCCCCTATAATAAATTAACTATAAGGGGGGTTTTTTAATTTCCGCCTAAAACTACAAGTTCTCGTCTAGGGTCAATATCTTTCCCAAGCACTAAAGAAATAATTCCTGGAGCACTATCTAAGCCCGACTTATCTCTAAACCATGCTGATCCATTATCCATAGATGGATTCTGAATAAATAATCTTGGTCCTACGTTCTGTGCACGATAGTGGTGATAGTGACCAACATTAAGGATGTCTGCGTCAGCTACTGAACAACGTCCCATTACCTGACCTTGCCACCACTTAACCATATCTCGTGATTGATGACCATGAGCCATGCCGTACATAACACCACTTAGGTTTACAGTTAATGTGCTGTCATCTGCTGCTGGATATCTAAACTCAACCCGATCACGTAAAAATTCACTCTCTTTGCAGATGTCTTCTACTTGAGCAACTACATCAATTTGCCAAGAGTCTTCCGGTCTTCCAACCAAGAAACGTTGTACTTCGTCGTGATTACCTGGAACTACTGGGACTATAAGCTTGTCTGCAAGGGGGGCTAAAGCCTTGATCTGTGCAAGAAGCATTCTACGTCCTACACGTACTTGTTCTGAGACACCAATGTCATGGCGACCCATTACTTTACCTTTTTGACTTGTCATACCCTCAATACAGTCACCTAGTTGAGGTAGAGCAATTTGATTAATTGAATACTTACTTACTAAATACTTATGATGAGCAACAGCTTCATCAATAGAGTGCAATACCCGATCAATGATTGCAGGGGTATCATCTTTTCCGTATTGTGTATCACCAATGCTGTATACAGCTGTTAGATCTCCTTTGGAAGTCAGTACCTCGGCAGGGGTCCAATTAACTATTACAGATAGTAATTGTTCTAAATCATAATCTGGTGCGTTTGTTTTACCGGAGGGAACAACATTAACTCTAAAAGACTCTAACCAATCACCGTTAAATGTTTGCCAACGAGATCTGCGATGAGATACAACTACCCACTCTGCTGGATCTAGTTTTGCTTCAATAAGAATCTCTTCTGCACCTGGGGTATTTCCATCAGGGCGTGGTGTAGAAACAATAAATCCACCATCTGTTCCAATTTCTGAACGTGGTCGCCATGCTTCTGGAATGTTCTTGCTTATTTTATCTGAACCATCTTGTCCAGCTTTTATAATTTCATTGTAGTCATCTGCTAAAGACATACACAATCTCCTCGTCGGTGGTCACGAACGGCAGTTTTGCCAAATGTTCCACCGGCACGGCGGAGTAATAAAAATAAATCTTTTGTACTTAATTCGTCATCTTCTATAGCTACTTCAAGTATTTTCTTATCTTCTTCTGGTAGCGTTTCTGCCCATTGGCCTACAATACAAAGCTTTAAGTTACCTGTTGACTTTACTTCTGCATACAGATCTTGCAACGACATATACGCCTCCTAATGCTCCAATTATAGTACTAGGCCCCGAGGAAACCCCAAGGCCTAGTAACTAGCATACATCAAATTAGTACGAAGCGCCAGCACCTGAATCGAAGTTCATGCGGTCACGCTTTGCAGCAGTGCTAATTCGGATTCCATTAGCTTGTGTTGCTCCTGCTGATGGGTCGACCATCTTTGTATATCGAGGTCCGCCCTTGATTGAATAAGCTGCTCCTGCACGGTCTTGACCGGTAGCAGAAACGTTTTTACGTGGTGCACCCTTTTGACCGTATGGGTCTCCAGCCTGTGCTCCCTTTTTCTTTACAAGTGTACCTGCCTGAGGTGATGCAGAGGGGGAAGTAAACTTAACTCCATCTTTCATCATAGGCTTGCGACCTTGCTTTGCCATACCTGCAAGCGCCTCGTCAGGGCTTGGGATTGAGCCTTTTGCCATGGTGTTCCTAACTGTTAAGAGATCTCTTGTAATAAAGAATATATCAATTTACATTGATAGTAAAGACTATTGCTGAAATTTGTCCGTCACGAGAATCTACTGTGGTAAATCCTGGTCTACAGCTGAGGTCTAAACCTCTTGGTGCAACGTAGCCACGGGCAATAGCAATAGCTTTTACTGCTTGATTTACTGCGGAGGCGCCTACTGCCCTCAATTTTACTTGTGGGCGCTCATACAATGCATGAGCAATGGCGGAACCTACCGATTGTGCGTTAGAACCAGCGCTTACACGCAGGAACTGTTCCTCACCTGAATCTTTTTCAATCACGTTTTGTAGTCCTTAGGTTTCGATTTAGAGTCGCCCTCTAAGGTAAAAGGTACGTGATTTAAGAGGCTCCGTCAGCGTATCCAGCTTCTTTCAGCAGGTTTACGAAGTCCTCTAACCTAAGGATTACTGGCCATTCCCCAATATTTGCCTCACCCTGACCGTTAAGACGTAGAACAGCTACAGGCAAATCTTTACCATTATGACGTTCTTTTAGCTGTTTTATAGCTGCAGAGGGGTTGAAATCTTTGCGAGCTTTTACTTCCCAATCTATGCCTATAGTTCCAGTTACGTCAGTCCCCGATCTACCTGCACCGGTTGACTCTGCATAAGGCCAACCGTTCTCTACCAGGTAGTTAGCCACAATTTTCTGTGACTTATAGCCACGATGTTTTCTACTCTGGGAAGGCATTACGCATCCGAGTAGTAATTAATACCTGTAGATCTTCTATAGACCCGTTGTTTACAAAAATTTGATCTACTTTGTATCCGTCCATTTGAGATTCTGAAACGTGACCGTTTACTGGACCAACCCCAGTTCTTTTTACACGCCACACTTGACCGCCTAACTCTTTAATAGCAGCAGCCTCATTCTCAAACCGTACATCGGTAATCACAATTCGATCATCCGAAGACACGTTACGTAATGCTAACGTAACCCAAATATCTGGATCAATTAATTCTCTAGCGACTAACCCCATGTTTTGTAACAAAGCACGAACTTGAGGTTCTTGCTTTGCTTTATCCCAACCAACAAGGTTTACTAAATCCTGTAAGTATCCTGTAGGGCTACAAGCAGTCATTGGATTAACTAAATATAAAAACTCTCTAATCTTGTCTGCAAAGGCTATTCTTGTGTACCCATACTTTTCTACAAGCACAGATGCTGCAGTATCTTTACCTGACTGAGCGTATCCGGTAAGTCCTATAAGGTTGTAACTGGTGGCTATATCTAATTCTTCATCAGTAAATAGAGAAAGCTGTTCCCACTCTGGCTTCATGGTGTTGTCCATCCGCTTCTAACAGTTGCCTTATTAATATTGACTCTGCGAGTAATTTCTCGATTAATTAAAGAAATATCCTTAGAAAGACGTTCAGAGATAATGTGGATAAGTCCACGATAGTTAGACAGCTCCTGTAGAGCGTCTAGCTTCTCTTTATAGTCTGGGTCAACATCAATCTCCGCATCGATCATAGACACAGAGGTGCCAGCCTTCTTTAAAGCTAATCTTTTCTGTGACTTTATAAAAGATAAATTCTTATCTGCTTCTGCCCTGTCTACTTCAGCGCACCAAAGTTGAAGGCTAATAAACTCCAAGTAAGCAACATACTTACTGTATAAGTCCATAACCTGTTCTTCCATAAGATCTGTAATGTCTGCTGGAAGAGATGGCGCATCGTAACCATAGCTTTGGTTTACATTCATACCTTGAAGTTGCAAAGCTTCGATAGTCTTACGACTAGCCTCAGCAACACGTAACTCAATTGGACTCATGCTAGGTTCTCCTTTGCCCAGTCAATCCATTCAAACATTAAATCGTTAATATCAATCGTATCTGTAAAACCGTTTTCGTGTAAATGCTCAATAAAGTCGTCGTCTCCCACTAACACTGGAAGATCAAGTCCAACCTCTAACATGCCTGGATACTTAATCATTTACCACCCCATCCTCCGCCCTTAAGTTGTATACCGAATGTTGAGTACTGGCGAAATGCCTCTCCCCCACACTCACACACTACAGCAGGTGATGGTCCTTCTGCAATTGGGAAAAAGCTTTCAAAGGTAGAAAGACAAGTAACGCATCTATACTCATAGTTTGGCATCTTGACTCCTAAAGGGTTCGCAACGTTTACATCCCTTGACAGGGTCAATACTACACACAGGTGGGCGGTCGTTGTCAACAGCCCAAGCGATGTCCAATGCTTGATCAAATAGTTCTTTTGTAAAATCTGGGTTGTACTGAACTGTGAACTCTTTGTAATCCTGGTTAGCTTTAAGCTCATAGATATATACGATCTCATTTGGTGCTGAGGGTAGGTCTCCGTTTTCAAACATCAAATGAGTTAGGTGCAGATATACCTGACCCTGCAGTTGATGTGAACGGAAAGGGGCACGAATATTACGCCATGCTTTCTCCAGATCTCCATCTGCCTGAGCTAGTAACGCAGGCGCTTCAAAACGAAGAGTTCCTGCGCCAATTGACTTAATCTCTATAAGGAAGTCATTTCCCAAACCTTTTACCCAACCATCTGAGTGACCGCCAATCTTGTGTTTGTTACTCCACAACGGTACTTCTCGGTATTCAAATACTCCACACTCAGGGTCATTGAAATCTAAATCAGCAGCTTGTTCCCATTCAGAAGGACCGCATTCAGAGCATTCCCACTTACCGTACAGGACTCCCATTTCAGTAAGCCACTTCTGCCACTTAGCGTGAATAGTGTGACCCTCATCAAAAATAGACTGTAGGCGAAGCGTAGGCTTTTCACGAACCTCTTTGTAATTACCTTTGATTGCATGATACTGAGCTAGATGGCACCACTCAGGTTTAATCATGTCAGATGGGTGAATGATATCCATCTTGCGATTATCAAAAGGCTTTGCTAATAAGTGACGCTCAACAGCGCCTACTAAACGAGTATCTCGTTTATTAGCATCTAGATACGCTTTTAAAGAAACCGTTTTAGGTTTTCCCGTATTTGCCATCTTGTTCTATCCATTCGTCTAGTGTTAAACCTTGTTTTTCATATTTACGCTTTGCTGCATTTCTTTCTCGATGGGACATGCCACCAAAGATGCCGTGCAACTCATCGTTAATAATAGCCTCTTTGAGGCAATCTTTCCTAACCGGACAAGCAGGCCTGCCGTCCTTCCCCCAACAAATGGCTTTTGCCTTGTTGGCTATAGGTTTGTATAGCGCTTTATCTCTCGGGGGGAAGAATATTTCTGTATCTTCTCCTCGACATTTAGC